CTCTAAAAGAGCTTACCAAGTCTTCAACCGCAGTTCGACATGGGATAAACAATAACCCAGACAAAGAACAAATGATTAACCTCGTTGTTCTTACGAACTGCGTGTTGCAACCGATTAGAAATGCTCATGGTCGTGTTGATGTCAACTCTGGGCTACGTGTACTTGAGTTGAACCGTGCTATCGGAAGTGGGGATTCAAGTCAGCATGTGCAAGGCATGGCGGCAGACATCGAGTGCCCTGCTATTAGCAACATGGAGTTAGCTGAGTGGATTCGGGATAACCTTGAGTTTGATCAGTTAATCCTAGAGTTCTACACACCTTCAGACCCTGCTTCTGGTTGGGTCCATGTGTCCTATAACAAAGAGGAAAATAGGAAACGTGTGTTAAGAGCAGTTAAGAACGATGGGAAGACTGTGTATCAAGAAGGACTTACATAATGGCTAAACCAAAGTCAAAAAAGATTCTACCTAAGACAACCACAGGTGAGATCATAGAAAGTTTTGGACCTGGGGGTGGACCTAGAGGGATGTCTAGGAAAACTGGTTACAAGATAATGAATAAGTTCTTCAAAGATAACCCAAGTCAAAAGCCAGGAGGGAAGAACCCTGCTAACTGGACAAGTAAGCCTCATAGCAAGCAAGCTATTAAAAATGACCCAACTAGAAATGACCCTAGTTGGAAAGAGTTTCATAGCACTTTAAGAGCTAGAAAAGAAAGACTGAAGGCTACAAAGAAATGAAAGCAAAGAAAGAGGTACTAGAGGAACTGCATGGTTCGGTAGCACTTGAGCTACTTCGCAGGATTAGAAGTGGTGAAGCACTCCCTGCTGACATAGCGAACTCCATAAAGTTCCTCAAGGATAACAATATAGAAGGACTAGCAACCGAAGGGTCTCCTCTTGGCAATTTAGTCAATAGTATGCCTTTCCCTTCTCGTGACGAACTACGTGAAATCAATTGAATTTGGTAACCCTATAATTATTACTCTGGTAGGGTTGGTTGTTTTTTACATTGGTCTAAAGATGTTTGCTGGTGGTATGAAAGCTATGGGCAACATTGAGCACCTACAGTATTTCATGGGTAATCCTTACTGGATGTTCCTTGGTGGTATTGTGTGTACATTGCTGTGGCAATCTAGTTCACTCAGCACTACTGCTATCGTAGGTTTGGTAGCCAGTGGTGCATTACCACTACCCTCTGCTATAGCCGCTGTACTAGGTGCTAATATAGGTACCACAGGTACAATCTGGCTTGCAGGACTCATGGTATCCGATGGAATACCAACGGGTACAACAAAGCATATAGCACTTGTGCATACAGGTGTAAACGCATTAATGGCAGTTACACTGCTACCCTTTATTCAACCAATAGCTAAATTTATATCTAAGTTTTAATATGTCTAAACCTGGACTCTATGCAAATATCCACAAAAAACGTGCTCGTATCAAGGCAGGTAGTGGAGAGAAAATGAGGAAACCTGGAGAAAAAGGTGCTCCTACTAAAGAAAATTTTGAACGTGCAGCAAAGACTGCAAAATACCAGAAGAAAAAGTAATGGCTAAATCTCCTGCTTGGCAAAGGAAAGAAGGGAAAAATCCTTCGGGCGGTCTTAATGCTAAAGGCCGAAAGAGCTATAACAAAGCTACTGGTGGGAACTTAAAACCTCCTGCTCCCAATCCTAAGTCCAAAGAGTCTAAAGGAAGAAAAAAGTCATTTTGTGCTAGGATGAAAGGTATGAAAGCCAAGTTGACTTCTAGCAAAACGGCACGTGACCCAGATTCACGTATTAATAAATCACTAAGAAAATGGAAGTGCTAATGCCTTCAGGACCAGGAACTTACGGTAAACAAAAGGGTCGCCCACCTAAAAAGGGTAAAAAGAAGTGATCACGTATATGCCTATGAGGAGGGTGAGGCGTGATCCTCATCGAAGAAAGGTAACTTATGATACGCTATATAATTATTCATATAGCCCTCGTGATAGCATTATTGATACCTACTACTACTTGGGGTATTAAAACAAAAGGTGCCTTCACTACACAGCAGATTAGAGTGTTGTGGATGGGATGTTTTCAAGGGGCTAATATGAAAAGCCCCCAGTCACAACAGGTTAATGGTATGGTGTGTGATTGTATATTAGATAAAACTAGAGAACTATATACCTACGAAGACATTGTTAAGAAATCAGGTAAACCTATGCAAGACGAGTATAGTAGGTTAGCTGGTATATGTGTTGATGAACTTGGGTTAGCCCCAAGAAAAGAATTAAGTATATAGTAATTCATACAACGGACGTAGACGAATGGAAACGATAGTAGATGACCTAAGAGACTTCCGTAACTTTCTTTTTGTCGTGTGGTCCCATTTAAACCTTCCAGAGCCTACTCCAGTACAGTATGATATGGCTGAATATCTTCAGTCTGATGAAAAACGTATTGTTATAGAGGCATTTCGTGGTGCAGGGAAATCTTACATTACCTCTGCTTACGCATGTCACCAATTATACCTCAACCCTGAAGTCAAAATACTCGTAGTATCTGCAAGTAAGATAAGAGCAGACGACTTCAGCACCTTTACCATGCGGCTTATTCAGGAGATGCCGCTTCTTCAACATCTCATTCCTAGAGACAACCAGCGTCAATCTAAGATTAGTTTTGACGTTGGTCCTGCCAAAGCATCTCACAGTCCTTCTGTGAAGTCTGCTGGTATTACTGGTCAGTTGGCTGGTAGTCGTGCAGACTTGATTATTGCAGATGACATAGAGATACCTAATAACTCCATGACACAAACTATGAGAGACAAGATAGCAGAGGCTGTGAAAGAGTTTGATGCTGTCTTGAAACCTGATGGTCGTGTAGTCTATCTAGGTACACCACAGACTGAAATGAGTTTGTATGAAGTATTACCTGAACGTGGATACAAAGTTAAAATATGGCCCGCTAGATACCCAAAGGATACTATTAAGTACAATGGTAGACTAGCGGATACGTTAGTTAGACAGGTAGACACTGATCCTACCATAGTTGGACAACCTACTGACCCACAACGCTTCGGAGACCATGATCTCTTAGAACGTGAGTTGTCCTATGGTAGATCAGGGTTTAGTCTACAGTTTATGCTAGACACGAGTTTAAGTGATGCCAATAGATACCCACTTAAACTTGAGGACTTGATTGTTATGGATGTAGATAGTGAAAAGGGACCAGAGAAGATTATTTGGGGAAGAGATAAAGATAAGATTGTTGACATTCCTAATGTCGGTCTTCCTGGTGACTTTTATTATAAGCCCTTGGATACTGTTGGAGATTACATTGATTACACGGGTTCTCTCCTGGCTATAGACCCTAGTGGTCGTGGTCAAGACGAAACAGCATACGCTGTAGTTAAGATGCTGAATGGTTATCTTTATGTCGTAGACTTTGGTGGCATAGAGGGTGGTTATGGAGAACGTGTACTGAAGACCATAAGCATGATTGCGAAGCAGCATAAGGTAAACTATGTACTTGTGGAGTCTAACTTTGGTGATGGTATGTTCACTGAGTTGCTTAAACCTGTGTTGACTAAAGTTCACCCTGTGACGATAGAAGAAGTCAGACACAACATCCAGAAAGAGAAAAGGATTATTGATGTCTTAGAACCTGTTATGAATCAGCATAAGCTAGTGATCGACAGGAAAGCACTTGAGAAAGACTATAGTTCAGTACAACACTACCCACCAGAAAAGCAACCTAAGTACATGTTAGCTTACCAGATGACTAGGGTAACTAAAGAACGTGGGGCTTTAGTACATGATGACAGGTTAGATGTGTTGTCTATGGCAGTAGCATACTGGGTAGAACAAATGTCTGCTGATGTAGATCGTGAGATGAAGACAAGGAAAGATGAGTTACTAGATAAGGAACTTGAGATATTTATGCAGAATGCCATTAGTGTAAATAAGTTTACTGAAGTAGAACCTAGATGGTTTAGTATATAATTAGTATATAGTGTAGTGGTATTACTATTGTATACTAATGTATGTATCTAATGTCCTGTTAGTCATATTTTGGTAAAAAAATATGAGACCATTAGCTATCGATGCGGATACGAATTACCCCCTTCGGGGGTACCTGGGGGTACTGGCTTGGCACAACTTTTGCATTCCTGTGTGTACCTGTGTGGGTGTCCGTGGGTAACGTGGGTATAATGTGTGCATACCTGTGTATACACGAGGATTGATTGGGTATATAGGTATTCATTGGTTTGATTAGCTATATATCCAATTGCATCTGTTTTTTTAACGTAGTTAAACCAGAGTGCCAACGTAACGTGTGTTGCCGTGTGACGACCAAGGTCGTTGCGTGTGTTAGCAACGTGATCACGGCTGCCCAAGTGTACGCACAGCACCTACGGTGCCAGCCAGACCCTCGATTTGACTTTTGCGTTTCAGCCTGTATACTGATAGCCAACGTGAGCAACGGCACAGCAATCGGACAGATCAGATGCTTGAGTACACGTTACCCAGACACAAACACACAAACATAGGAGCATGTATGACACAACGTGAAAAACTGTTAGCACAAGGTATCAATCCAGATCGTCTTGTGCCAGTGAGCACAGACGGACCAAAGCGGGTAGACGTATGCCCAGACGGACCACAACGTAGGTCTACAGGTGCATTCCGTAAACGTGAGCAATTTACAATTGCTAAATGGTCATGGGCCAGGTAGTCTTGACAGTTGTATAACCACATGGTATACTGAAAGTAACACAGGTACACAAGCGATCTTGAGTGATCCATAGGTACTTGTGTTACACAAGTAAATCAGTGGACTTGACAAACGATCAAGACACATGATACAATATAAACAAACGCAATCACAGGAGCAATTATGCAACTAGCAAAAATCATAGAGTTCAATCGTAAGTTCAAAGAACTTCATGACATGCTCAAGCAGGAGCATGAAGAGTGCCCAAACCATACCTTGTATCTTGCAGTCTCATACATGGATGATGCAGGTAACAAGCTCAACCAGTGTGTAGGTGAGGCTACTATGGCAGGTCACTTGACAAACCCTGAATGAGATGCTATAATATGTGGACATATCAGCCGATCAAAAAATACAAATCTTCTCGTAAAGTTCTTGAAAAGAACGACATGAAGAGAAAAAACTGTTTCAATGCGTATCTTGTACCAAGATATATGCCTAAGTTGACAATGTTTTTTTAAGGTGATACAATGTTTCAAAAATACTTGCATGGACCTAACGTACACATTCACTCGATCACGGATGATACCGTATGCCTCAGTGGGTATTGTAGGTCTGGACAGTATCATGAGATGGTGGTTGACAACACTCACCTCATGGGGTATAATAATGGTATGCTCATCCAAGAGGCTTTCCCGACCTTGAGTGCGTCCGAGCGAGAGTTTCTAATGACAGGCATGTGTTGTGATCCCTTATGGGATCTCGATAGTGATGGTGACTTGACAATATGATTTTGTCGTGTTATCATATAAGCATCACGTTGATCTGCATGGTGGTCAGCGTGATGCTCAAACATAAACCATGTATCATTGACAACGAAAGGTCAATATGTTATACTTAAACGCAATCACAGGTGTACAGGGTCAGAATGTAACCGAGGGCCAGAATTTCCATCCTGGTCAGTGGATACGTGAGGGCTACGGTGATCGTGTGGTCCGCAAAGGTGTGTTCCTGGGTCGCATAAAGTCCACAGGTGAGGACATAATATTGTGGGACTTAGGTCAACCCCGTCCGGAATTTTGTCACCAGATGAAGGTGATGCGTCAGTTTGTTAAAGAGTCTAATCTTCCAGGTAGGAAGATGAAAGACTTGTTCGGATACCTTGCACGTATCTTCGGATAGCAGGAAACCATGCAGGGCTTGACAAGTCCATCAAGTCCTGCTATACTATAGTCAATCGCAATCAATCAGGAGCTAATATGGAAGCTACACGTAAGCATTATTTGCAACACAACGGGTACACACGTGCCTTCGGTCAGACCAGTGCAAAGCACTTAGAGCAGCTTATTGCCTTTGTCTTTGCCAGTATCAGAGTGCAGACTTTTCTTTTACCAAAGTTTATGCGTGAATGGCGTAAGCGTGGTCTTAAGTCATCATGGATCTGGGGCAACAAACGTACAGGCTTGACCTATGTACGTAAGCACCGTGATGACCTGTATGCCCGTGCTATGTCCATCATCAAAGCTAAGAAGGCTGATGCAGACCATGATCTTATCATGTTGTTCTTAGAGGTACCAGGCTTAGGTATACCTAAGTCCGCTTTTGTTGTCCAGTTGTTGACTGGCAAAGCAGGTTGTATGGATGTGCATAACATCAAGCGTTACATGCCAGAGGTCGATGCGTCCAAAGGTACACCTGCCATGTTTCAAACGTCAGGTAACAATCTTGACACAAAGTCTCGCAAGGTATACCAATACCTTGACATAGTAGACGAGGCAGGTGGTTCTGTCAACATGTGGATCAACTGGTGTAACCTTATAGGTCTCAAGCAGGACTGTCATTTCACAGGTGGTGCTGATGTATCAGCATTACACCAGGAGTGTTTGCAATAACGTAACCACGGGGCACTACATGCAGGACAAACGCATTATGCTCCGTGCGTTGCATGTCAAGGTGCCCCATTCATTCAGGAGTATATATGTATTGCCAAAATGTTAAAGTTAGTATCCAGGACTTCGATGGTCCTGACGGTGGTAGAGATGAAGTTGCATCTCTGCACTTTGATGCTGTTGACAGTGATACCTTAGACAATGTAATATCATCTGTGCTCAATGACGAGTACAATTTATTTGAATCTGCTATTGCAGAAGTAACCTTTACAGTGGAGCCATAATGGTAGAACTAGCAAAACCTAGAATTGAGTATTTGAGTAAATCAAAAAACCAGTACATTGACATAGAGTCAATGAATGAACGTCACCTCATAAATGCCATACGCAAGATGGTCATGGACACCAGAGGTGCAGAGTTTAGACTTGTGTATCCAGATTACGCAGAAAAAGCGTATGTCACGAGTAGCATTACAGAGGTGGAGATTGTTACAGAATGATGGATGAGTACGCTCAGAAAGCATTGTTCAGGTTCTTGCACTTGACATTTCGACAACAACGTGATACAATAGATGGCATATTAAGCACGATTGCTGATTACGAGAATGGTCTTGTGTCAGAACCTAAGATAAAAGACAAGAGTGCTAACCCTGAGAACATGTATCACCAATGAATATATTCTATCTACAACGTGAGCCAGAGGCTTGTGCACATGATCATTGTGACAAGCACGTGCCCAAGATGATCTTAGAGTACGCACAACTTATGTCTACCGCACATCGTGAACTTGACGGTGACGATTGCGTAGACCAGTTGTACAAAAGTACACACAAGAATCATCCAAGTGCTATCTGGACACGTAGTTCAGATCAGCATTACATGTGGTTGTACGAGTTGTTCTGTGCATTGTCAGAGGAGTATCAAGTACGCTATGGTAAAGAGCACTTGACATATACCAAACTACATGGTATACTACAGTATCTGCCACACAACATACGTGCTAATGGATTCACAGATCCACCACAATGTATGCCTGACATGTACAAGCATGACGATTGCATAACTGCATACAGGTCATTCTATCGTCATGACAAATCCAGGTTTGCCAAGTGGCAGTATACAGATGTACCTACATGGTACACCTGATGGTTATCTTAGCGTTAGTCTTGCAATTGTCTGTGTTGTGTGTCACAATGTATGTAATTGTGTTGTTCTCGTTGAGTCTGAGAAAACCCAAGGTCATGCACAATACATGCCATACAGACAACATGCAAATATCAGATTTACATGGGCACACTGAGCCGCATGTATAACAGGAGGTTATATAACTAGATGGATAACGATGATTGGTTAAATAAAATACTAATTGCTACTGACTTTATTCAAGAGTCAGCAGAGAAACTAGGGTACGAGTATTTAGATACTCTAGGTCAATTGCTTGATGAAGTTGATTCTTTAGCAATGAATACGTTAGAAGAAGAAGAGTAAACACGGGTGAGTATCCAAATGTAAAAGGAACCTGACTGTAAATCAGGCGTGTGCACACACTTGTAGGTTAAAATCCTACCTCACCCACCAACACCTCATTGGTGTAGTGGTAACATGACTGATTCCAAACCAGTAGACATGAGTTCGATTCTTATATGAGGTGCCATGATTAATCAAATTAAAAACCCACTTGACAAAGTAGCCTGGGTTGTGCTAGTATTAGGTAAAACGTACATGTTGGGTGCTATTGTGTGCACATGGGTTGCACCATTCATGGCACCATTCATGTTGCTTGTGTGGTCTTTACACTGGATGTGTGCTGTATGTATTGCGATACATAGGGCTATACAAATCCACGCTGAAGCGAAACAAAAGTTTCCTTTGTTATACCAAAGGTCAATATGGATATTACCAAGGTAGTCTTGACATTTGTCACACTATGTGTTATAGTATGGCTAACATTTAGCATACATGTTTCTTTGAAACTTCATGAGTTGACATGGAGTCAACGTGTGATACAATCTAAGATTGACACGTTCATTCTAAAACAAGAACTTTGTTTAAAAAAGGTAAATCATGAAAGGTATAAAGAACAGAGGGTCACAGGCCCACAGGGTTAGAACCAAGTACACACGTAACCCAAAACACAAGGGTCTTGTGTATGACCGTAATGTATGCACAGAGGACACAGATGATGAACCTGAACCAGATGCCCGACTTGACAAGAGATGACTTACGTGATAAGATGGGACTCACAGAGAGTGAGATCCTGACTTTAGATCGTGAAGCTCAAAATATTTTAGGTAAAACCATTATGATGGTGGATACTGCATTGCGTGATGCCAGTCTTTCAGAAAGTGAAAGGATTGAAGCAGGTCTTAACTTCATACACATGGGAATGGCTTTGATAGAAAACAACCTGGAAGTCATGGTTGACTCCAAGGTAGACAAATCTAAACTTAATTGAATCTAAAACTTGAGCAGGAACAGATAGAACATGACATGAATGCACTTGGTATCGAGAGGTACCATAAGAACATTCGTGATGCAAAGAATAAAAGCCGTGAGTCTACCACTTTATATGGTGTGACTCTGATGAAAGAGGCTTTGGATGTCGTTTGTGATGGGATCAATGCTTTTCTTGATGATGCCTTGAGTGGCAAGCCTGGAAAACATCAGACCTCAGTACAAACTCTGATGCTTCTTGATCCAGAGGTGTGTGCGTATCTTACGCTTAAATACACTATTGATGGTGTGTCTACTCGTAGTCCATTTACCAGAGTTGCCATGAAATTGGCTAATGGACTGGAGGATCAGTTTAAGTTTGACCTCTGGCAAAACTCTGAAGATTCCAGTACCATGTTTCGATTGTTAAAGAAACGTGTGAACAGTAAGACAACCAATCGTGTGTACCGTAGGTACAATCTGATCCGTCAGATGACTAAGGTTGAAATGTTGGATCATGAACCTTGGTCAAAACGTGAGAAGTTGCACCTTGGTACCAAGTTGATTGACATACTGATTCAGACCACTGGTCTCATGGAAGTTAAGACAGTTCAGTTCAAACGTAAGCAACGTATCTTGTATTTGCAAGCTAATGATGCTACAATACATTGGATTGATCAGCTTAACAAAGAGGGTGAGACAGTACATCCGTACTTCTACCCATGTGTGATACCACCGAAAGACTGGAGTAATCCGTACAACGGAGGGTACCACAGTGACAAGTTGAACCCATTTCCCATGATCAAGACTCGTAACAGAGAGTATCTTGAGGAAATGATGAACCATAGTATGCCATTAGAATATGGTGCTATTAACGCTTTACAAAGGACACAATGGAAAGTTAATGAAAAGCTACTAAAAACAATCCGGGAATGTTGGGATACTGGTGAATCCTGGGCCAACTTACCTCCACGAGAGGACTACAAAGTTCTACCTAGTCCAGTTAAAGGGACTAAAGCTACTATGACGGAAGAGGAACTTGATAAGTTTATCAAATGGAAGAAGAAGGCCACTGTCGTTTACGATCTCAATGCCAAGATGACCTCAAAGAGAATACAGTTGGCACGTACATTGCAAATGGCAGAGAGGTTTGCTAAGTATCCTGCACTTTATTTTGTATACCAGTGTGACTTTCGTGGTCGCAAATATACAGTGAACTCGTTTCTTACACCACAGGGTCCAGACTATGCAAAGTCTTTACTCTATTTTGCTAAGAAACTACCTATCAAAACAGATGACCAGGAGATGTACTTTGCAGTTCATGGTGCCAACTGTTTTGGTTATGATAAGGTGTCTTATAATGAAAGAGTCGAATGGGTCCACGCTCATACGAAAGAGATTTGCGAGTCGGCTAAGTCACCTCTTGACTATCGATGGTGGACAAAGGCAGACGAACCTTGGTCCTTTCTTGCGTGGTGTAACGAGTGGGCTGAGTTTGTTGTTGAGGGTCTCGGCTACATGTCACAAATACCAGTTTGTCTGGATGGGTCGAATAATGGATTACAGCATTTTTCTGCTATGCTCCGTGACCCTGTGGGTGGTAAAGCCACAAACCTGACACCAGAGGATGTCCCACAGGACATCTACCAGATGGTAGCAGATGTGGTCTTGACAAAGGTGAACGAAGATGCTATAATAGGGGTACCTTATGCACAGGCTTGGCTTGACTTCGGGATTGATCGGAAGATAACCAAACGTCCAGTCATGGTTGTGCCATACGGAGGTACACGATACTCGTGCCGTGAGTATGTGGAAGAGGCTATGCACGACCGCATACTTGCAGGTGCTCACAATCCTTTTAGTGAGCAAATCTACGAGGCTTCTTTGTACCTATCCCAACATGTATGGGATGCAATTGGCGAAGTTGTTGTTGCCGCACGTGATGCTATGGCATGGTTACGAGACATAGGCAGAGAGATGTCTAATCGTAACCTGCCTATCACATGGGAGACACCTACAAACTTTGTAGTCAATCAGGTCTACAAAAGTATGAAGGGACGTAGGGTGACAACTCACATTGATAACGTATTGATAAAACCGTCAGTGTTAGAGGAAACAGATCGTATCGATAAACGAAGGGCAACCAATGGGTTGAGTCCTAATTTTGTCCATAGTATGGATGCTTCTGCCTTGACATTGACCATCAATCAGTGTATACTAGAAGGCATCAGTGATTTCGCTGTTGTTCATGACTCGTATGGTGTACATGCAAATCATACACCACGTATGGCTGAAGCTATACGAGAGTCATTCCATAAGATGTACTCGTCAGAGAGTGTACTTGACATTTTGCACGATAACGTGTATAATGTTATACCGAACATAGGTGATCCACCAGCACAAGGGTCACTTGATATAAATGGTGTGCTACAATCTAAATACTTTTTCTCATAGGAGATATTATGGCAAAATATAACGTAACACCAAAAGGTCAATTTCACTGGGCACACGTGGGTACCCCAGACACAACCTTCAAAGCTGAAGGTCAGTTCCACATCAAGCTCCAGTTGTCTGGAGAGGATGCTGAACAAATGAAGCATCTTGTGGACACAACCCACAACAATTGGAAATCAGAGGTCAATAAGACCAAAGGTCAAAAGCAGTACCAGGAGTTCATGCCATACAAGTCAGTATTGGATGACGATGGTATGGAGTCAGGTATCCAGTTTCATTTCAAGATGAAAGCATCTGGTATCAACTCACGTACTGGTCAGGCTTTTACTCAGAGACCAATGGTTGTTGGTCCTGATAAGAAACCTTTACCATCTGAGATCAAGATTGGTAATGGTAGTGAGGGTAAGGTTGCATACGAGTTGGCACCTTATCAACATGGTGCATCTTTAGGTGTACAACTCAGGTTACGTGGAGTACAGGTTCTCTCTCTCATCGAGTATCATGGTGACTCTGGTGGTGACGATATGTTCAACGTAGAGGACGGATACGAGGTGAAGGTGAATGTCGAAAGCACAAAACCACAAGCGGAAGAAATCTTTCCCGACCAGGACAACGGAGACTTCTGAAACCCTCCAGGGTTACAGGTCTAAGTTTGAGTTAAGCGTTGCCAATAACCTTGAGCAACGCAAGGTACCTTTTCAGTACGAGAGTGAGATCATTAGGTATGTGTTGGAGTGCAGGTACACACCTGACTTCATCCTGCCTAATGGGATCATCATTGAGACCAAAGGCCGATTGTTACAAAAGGATGCTAGAAAGCACCGAGCAATCAAGAAACAGCACCCTGAGTTAGACATAAGGTTTGTCTTTACTGACATCAACAAACGTGTTGAGAACAGTAAGTTCACAAACTATCAGTGGTGCCAAAAGTATGGCTTTGAGTATTCAGAACGTGTTATACCACAAGAATGGATAGAACATGGCACTAATAAAAGCAACAGAAAACGTGTGGATAAACCCAGACAACATCGCACACGTAGAGCAAAAAGGAAATGATCCTATTACATACAGCATTGTCTATAATGCAGGATCTACGTTTACCTTTATTATTAATAGACAGGATGCAACTAAAGAGTTCTTAGAACTTATCGATCCACCTACAACAAAAAGGAACACAGGTGTCAAGACGAAAGACAACTGATTTTATAGTCATTCATTCCACAGGTACCCCACCTGCAATGGAGCACGTGGACATTAAACTTGTGGATGACTGGCACAGGAAACGTGGTTGGTTGAAGATCGGGTACCATTATCTAATCAAAAAGGATGGTACCATTGAGACAGGACGTAACCCACATGAGGTGGGTGCACATTGTAAAGGATACAATGGTAAGTCCGTCAGCGTTTGTTTGGTCGGAGGTGTAGATGAGAATGGTAACCCTGACCCATATTACACTGCATTCCAATGGGAAGCACTATTCAGTCTGACCAATGCCTTGACATTTATGTTCAAAGGTGCTAAAGTAGTAGGGCATGGTGAGTTGGTCGGATCTAATTGTCCAGGCTTTTCTGTAAAGAAATGGTGGGCACAAAACGGAGAGATACTATATGGAAAAACAGGGTACAGGAACGGATAAGGTTGTAAACCTTGCTGACAAGAGGTGGGAAAATGTGTTCTCTAATGACCTACAAAAAGCCTTTGAGCAGGTGATGGGTGTGTTGGATGAGAACCTACCACCCAACGTAGGTAAAGCAGTTGGTCTTGCTATTGCTGAGTGTATGTATATAATAGGAGATCATCTGACTGAGAAATATGATGACGATGAGGTTGAAGGTGCAGAGATTATCTTCCAACCTGATTGGCATGAAGGACACGAACCACAGGAAGGTGGTCGTACTCTAACAGAAGAGGAATTAGCTAACCTAAGAGGTGGTCAATGATTCTATGGAGACAGAAAGTACATTTGTAAGACATGAACCTTGTCCCTCGTGTGGGTCAAGAGATAACTTAGGAAGGTTTTCTGATGGGCATGGATATTGCTTTGGTTGTCACTATCGGGAGTCTGGTGACTCTGATGGTGATACATTTTATCAACAACAAAATGAGGTAAAGTTTTTGGATCTAATTGATGGTGAGGTAACTCCTCTACCTGCACGTGGTCTGTCTGAAGAAACATGTCAGAAGTGGGACTATCGTGTAGGTGAGATGGGTGGTCAAAAGGTGCAGATTGCAAACTATCGTGACAAGAATGGTACGAGAGTTGCACAGAAGATCCGTTTCAGGAACAAAGACTTCACAGTTCGTGGAGACATGAAGGAAGTAGGGCTTTATGGTGAGCACCTATGGTCTGGTAAAGGTAAGAAAGCTATCATCACAGAAGGTGAGATAGATGCTTTGTCTGTATCTCAGACACAAGGTAACCAGTGGCCTGTCTACTCTGTACCTACGGGTGCAGGTGGTGCAGTCAAAAGTATTCGCAAGTCTCTTGAGCTTCTATCTGGCTATGAAGAAGTTGTCTTCATGTTCGATAGTGATGAAGCAGGTCAGAAAGCTGCACTGGAGTGTGCACAATTGATGCCTCCAGGTAAGGCTAAGATTGCCAAGTTGCCACTGAAGGATGCAAATGAGATGCTTGTACAGGATCGTGTACAGGATCTTATCAATTGTATATGGCAAGCCACAGTCTTCAGACCTGATGGTATTATATGTGGGACTGAGCTATGGGACATCGTGAATGCAGAGGACTCCATGTCTTCTGTGTCCTACCCATACAACGGTCTCAACCAGAAGACTCTTGGCATACGAAAGGGTGAGATTGTAACAGTCACAGCAGGTTCAGGTATTGGTAAGTCACAGTTATGCCGTGAGTTTGCCAACCACATACTGAACCAAGGTGAGACTATTGGTTACATTGCTCTTGAAGAGAACAACAAACGTACTGCTCTTGGTTTCATGGGCATCTACCTGAACCAACCTTTGCACCTTGGTAACATCGAGGTTGACAAAGATGACTTCAAAGAAGCATTTGATGCTACTCTGAACACAGGAAGAGTCTATTTGTATGACCATTGGGGTTCTCTTGAGTCAGATAATCTACTGAACAAGATCCGTTATATGGTACGTGGATGTGGTTGCGACTACATCTTTCTTGATCATATATCTATCGTAGTGTCAGGTATGGAAGGTGGTGATGAACGCAGAGCCATTGATAATATGATGACAAAACTACGTGGCTTGACAGAAGAGGTAAATTGTGGTATGATATTGGTATCACATCTGAAGAGACCACAGGGCAACAAAGGCCACGAGGATGGTGCACGTACATCTATGGCACAACTACGTGGATCTGCGGCTATAGGCCAACTATCTGACATCGTTATTGGTGCAGAGAGGGACCAACAGGGTGAACTACCAGACCGAACTACTGTTCGTATATTGAAGAACCGATGGACTGGTGAAACTGGAGAGGCATGTTTTCTTGACTACAACAAAGACACAGGTAGATTGCACGAGGTGGATCACCATGTTGACTTTGATGAGGATGAGGATACAATACCTTTCCCAATCGAAGAGATGAAAAAGGATTTCTAATGTCTTCATGCGTGTTTGACATAGAGACCAATGGTCTTGACGAAAAGCTAACCAAGGTACACTGTATTGTTATCTATGATATTGAGAGTCAAGAGTATCACAAATATGCTCCTGATGATGTACCAGATGGGATTGCTAAGTTGTCTGAGTATGACAAACTCATTGGTCACAATATCATATCATTTGATATACCTGCTTTAGACAAGGTATTCAAGTGGACACCTAGACCTGAAGTTCAGATTCAGGACACACTAATCATGTCAAGGCTCATGTATCCTGACATGAAAGAACGTGACTTTGCTGAACGTAGGATCATGCCAAATCTCTATGGTAGACACTCACTGGAATCATGGGGTGAGAGACTAGCATTCCAGAAAGGTAAGTTTGGTGAAGGTGAACAGATATTCAACAACTTCAGTGTTGACATGCTCAACTACTGTGCACGTGATGTTGAATTAAACTACAAATTGTACGACTTACTGTGCAAGCGTAACTTCTCTAGTTCGTCCATTGAATTAGAACACGATATTTATCGTATATGTGAAAAACAGAAGGAAAATGGCTTTCCATTTGACTCCTTAAAAGCCGCTAGGTTTTATGCTATCTTATGCGAACATCGTGTTCTACTTCATAAACAACTGAAGAAGAAGTTTGGAACGTGGACTGTACCTGATGGTCCACCTTTTATTCCACGTGTGAATAACAAACGTCTAGGTTATGTAAAAGGTAAAGAAGTTCAGAAACTTAGAACTGTTGAGTTCAATCCTAATTCAAGACAACACATAGCCAAGAGACTGAAGGACATTCACGGTTGGGAACCAAAGGAATTTACACCATCTGGTGAAGCAAAGATTGATGAGTCAATCCTAGAATCTCTGCCATATCCTGAAGCAAAGATGATGGCAGAGGCGTTCCGTACTAATAAAATGATTGGTCAATTATCAGAAGGACAGAATGGCTGGTTACACATGGAGAAACAGGGCAAGCTACATGGGACGGTCCATACTATGGGCACAATCGCCTCTCGTTGCTCTCACTCGCACCCTAACTTGGGTCAAGTACCGAATATCCACTCACCCTTTGGGAAAGAATGTAGACAACTCTTCTACGCTCCAGATGGTTATAAACTTGTGGGATGTGATGTCTCAGGTCTTGAAGCTAGGGTTGTTGCTCATTACCTTGCTAGGTATGACAACGGGTTATTTGGTGATACTGTTCTCAAGGGAGACATACACACTGACAATCAAAAAGCCTTGGGCTTACCTAGTCGAGAACTTGCGAAAACATTTTTATATGCTATACTTTATGGTGCAGGTGTACAGCGACTCGGTGAGATTGTGGGTAAGGGACCAGCGGAAGGTTCTAAACTCAGGGATAGATTCTTTAGAAAGTTACCTGCGTTCAAGAGACTCAAAGAGGACTTGAATGCACGTGTTGAGGAACTAGGGTATATCAAAGGTCTTGATGGACGTTGGATACCAGTTCGTTCAGCACATTCAGCAATCAATACGCTATGTCAATCAGCAGGTGCTATCATCTGCAAGCGTTGGGTTGTTGAGTTCCACAAACTGTTGAAAGAAGCAGGTCTTCAAGAGGGGACTGACTATCAACAAGTTGCATTTGTACATGATGAAATACAAGTTCTAGCCAAAGAGGGATATGAGCGAACAATCGGAGAAAAAGCAGTTCAAGCAATTGGAATTGCCAGGGATGTCTATGACCTGCGAATCGAGCTTGACGCAGAATATAAAATTGGGAACAACTGGGCTGAAACTCACTAATGACTTTGGGTTTGAGACTGCGTTGAATGCAAAAGGTTTTAGTAGTGAAAGCGAAGCCAAAGATTGAGCAGTTGCTTATTGATGGTGATATTCTGATATACAAGAATACATCAGCGGCTGAGAATGAGATACATTGGGGTAATGACTTTTGGACACTCCATGCTGACTTTCAAGAAGTCAAGACAATGATAGACTCTGAGCTTGGTAATCTACAGAGAGACTCAGGTGTCAATGAGGTGTCTATCTGCTTCTCAAGTCCGAATAATTTTAGGAAAAAAATTTTTAAGGAATACAAACAACACCGTTCAGGAATTAGGAAACCATTATGCTTTAACAATGCAAAAGACTACGTAAGAGAAAAGTATGATGCCTTTGAGTCTGATTGGCTAGAGGCTGATGATCTATTGGGTGTGAAGAACACTATGTTTCCAGATCATTGTTGTATTGTCTCTGTTGATAAGGATCTTCTTACAGTTCCAGGTTATCATTGGGACTTTGAGAATAAAGAGATGTTCTATGTTGATGAGGGTCTAGCAGACTACAACTTCTATATGCAGACGTTGACGGGTGATGCTACCGATGGGTACAAAGGGTGCCCTGGTGTCGGTCCAGTCAAAGCTAAACGTATACTTGACAAAGCAATAGAGGAAGACATAGATATGTGGGATGCTGTTGTTGATACGTTTATCAAAGCTAAACTAAGTAGAGATGAGGCTATACTGCAAGCACGTATGGCGTACATTCTACGTAAGGACCAGTACGATGGTCTTGACAATTACCCTAAGTTATGGTATCCTTATGATGAAATCGTTGAAACAGCGTGAACAGATGGCAGACTACAACAGAGATCAGATGGAAAGAGATGAACGAACAGGAAGAAGAGTCTTAGGACAGTATGACCCACAGATGAGGTACGTGGAGACCTTGGGTCAAGAGGACTTTCCTGATAATGTTAGACCAAAGAACACTGAGGAACTTGTTAAAGACCTAAGAGACTTTGCCAATCGTCAGTACGATGATATAACAAAGCCTGAACATTATTGTGCAGGGTACAACATAGAGCCTTTGGATTACATTCAGAAGAACGGTCTTGACTTTTTAGAGGGAAACATTATAAAATATGTATCTCGCTATGACATGAAGGGAGGAGTTAAGGACTTGGAGAAAGCTAGGTTCTACTTAGATCGTCTAATAGAACGAGAAAAAGAAAAGCGTGACTCCTGAGTTCCGTGATTATATATTAACCAAATTCAATGAGTATGTATACGTGACACTACCAACGCAATACCAACAATTCATTCATCTGTCTCGCTACTCTCGGTGGGACTATGAGCAGAACAGAAGAGAGACATGGGAAGAGACAGTAAACAGATACTTCAACTTCTTTAGTAAGAAACTAGATATTGACTTTACATCTACACAGACACTGCGTGATCTTGTGGATGCAGTCAAGAACCTGGATGTCATGCCAAGCATGAGGTGTCTCATGACAGCAGGTCCAGCTTTAGAAAAAGAGAATGTAGCAGGGTACAACTGTTCCTATGTTCACATAGATTCTCCACGATCTTTTGATGAGATTGTGTACATTCTTATGAACGGTACTGGTGTAGGCTTTAGTGTAGAGGAGAAGTTCACAAGTAAACTACCTGTGATACCAGACAAGCTACACAAAACTGACACAAAGATCACAGTCAGAGATAGTAAACTTGGGTGGGCAAAAGCATTCAAGGATCTGATTGCTCTGTTGTATGCAGGTGTCATACCTGAGTGGGACACGAGTAAAGTGAGACCTGCTGGGTCTGTGTTGAAAACATTTGGAGGCAGAGCCTCTGGACCAGAACCACTAGAGTCTCTATTTAATTTTACAGTACGTACATTTGAATATGCAAGAGGAAGAAAACTCAAGCCAATTGAATGCCACGACATCGTTTGCAAAGCAGCGGAGGTTGTGGTCGTTGGTGGGGTTCGTAGGTCTGCTCTTATTAGTATCAGTGACCGTGGGATGAGCACCCACACAGAGCACTCGCAAACAATTCAGCAAACTATCACTCCAAGCCTGACACGGGAACATTCCTTAATGAATGGACTTCCCTTTACGAGTCGAAGTCTGGAGAGCGTGGTATCTACTCGTCAAAGAACGCTCAGACTCACACAGAAAAACTTGGAGATAGAAGAGATGCTAGAGAAGACTTCGGTACCAATCCATGTTCCGAAATCATTCTACGTTCCAGACAATTCTGCAATCTATCAGAAGTAGTTATTAGAGAAAAAGATACCCAAGCAAATATAAAAGACAAGATTAAATTTGCAACAATACTGGGTACCATGCAGTCTACATTGACTGACTTCAAATACCTCAGTGCAGAATGGAAGAAGAACTGTGAAGAAGAAAGATTGCTTGGTGTCTCTTTGACTGGTATCATGGATAATGAGTTGACAGCATATCCTACTCCTGATATGTTAGAGAACTTTAAAGCTGTTGCAGTTAAGACAAATGAAGAGTGGTCTAAGAAACTCAATATCAACGCTTCTTCAGCTATTACTTGTGTTAAACCAAGTGGTACTGTATCGCAGTTGTGTAACTCAGCATCAGGTATACACGCTAGACACTCTGAGTATTATATACGGAGAGTACGTATGGACAGGAAAGATCCCCTCTGTAAATTCATGGAAGCAAAAGGATTTCCATGTGAGGTAGATGTGATGAACAACTCTAACATGGTGTTCTCATTTCCTATGCAGAGTCCCTCTAAGTCTGTTATGCGTAATGATATGCCAGCACTAGAACAGCTACAAACATGGCAGATGTATGCTGAACATTGGTGCGAACATAAACCTTCGGTCACCATATCGGTACGAGAAGATGAGTGGGTAGATGTAGGTGCATGGGTATACGAATGGTTTGATTGTATATCAGGTATCTCTTTCCTACCACATAGCGATCATAGTTACCAACAAGCACCTTATGAAGAGTGTGATGAACAAACGTACATTGAGATGGTCAGTAAGGTTCCTATGGTAACATGGGGTGAACTTAGTGACTACGAAAAAGAAGACTACACCACATCCAGTCAGGAATTAGCTTGCACTGGAAACGCATGTGAAGTCATATAACTGACATTTATGGACTATGGTTACACGAGAATTACTAAACTATTTAGATAGGTACTATCCAAACACCATACCAATGGGAGATGTAAACGCTAGTCAGTTGTCCTTCCTTCAGGGTCAGCAAAGCGTTATACAAAAATTAAAACAAATACACGAGGATGACAATGGGGGGATTACTGAATCCGAGTCCATCGATGCCCGATATTAAGATGCCACCTCCTCCTCCACCTCCTGCCCCGATGGATAAACCAGAAATGGCAGAGGCAGAGTTAGAAATGGCTACAGGAGATAACCCTGTAAAAGAGAACACAGGTTCCAAAAGAAAATACAGGGTTAGAAACAAAGGTGCTGGTAAAAAAGGTGGGCACAAAAAGTATAAAGGTGGTGGATTAAGTGGTCTCTAGTCTCCTCGACCTTGAGGTAAAACCTATCAATACTGAAGAAGAAAGGGAACTTTTGATACAAGTGTGTCAAGAGAAAGGAGGTGTGTATCCTATTTTTCCTACCCATTTAGTATGTAAGCATAATAAGATTGTAGGGTGCTTTAGTATATCTAGCCCTACAGTCTATTGGTGGATGGCACCTAATGAAGTAACTATCAGAGAGTCTCTACCAGCGTTCCAAGCATGTGATACACTCATGACCCAACAAGGTTATGGAAGTTATATTATTCCATGCGAACCTGAGTCACCATTTTTTAACATCTTGTCTAAAAGACTGGATACAGTGCAAACTGCTGGTGGTGACGATTTTAAACTATTCTTAAATAAAGTATAACATGGGTGGTTACGTAGGTGAAAGAATTGGTACTAAGGATGCCGCTGAAGGTGCCCAACGTAGAGCACAATCTTATTACCACGAAAAGATAGCCAAACCTGCGGCTGAAGCAGGGCTACACGCAGGTCAGCAAACTGGTTTGTTGATGGACAAGTTTAATCAAGAGATGTCCAACACTGCTGACGCTTTCAGTAGGTCAGACTTTAACTTAACTAAGTATGGTCAAAAGAAAAGTAGTGGAGATGGTACCACTTCTTCAGTAGGTGAGTACAGTTCACAAAAGACTGGTGCACAGAAGGCATCAGGCACAAAAGGTGGAGACCTACAAGACAAAAAGAAAGGTAAGAAAAAAGGATTATCACAATTACAAGTGAGGAAAAACTAATGGATTTATTAAATTTATCACAACCTTGGGATTGTGAAAGATTCCCCAAGTCAAAAACTATTTGCTACGGTGGTGGAGGTGGTGGAGGTGGAAACCCTGTAAAAAAAGTCACCAAAGCTGTAAGTAGTGTAACACCCACTATTAAAGTTACTCCACCTAAAATAACTACACCTAAAGTAACAGTACCAAAGGTAAAAGTTCCTAGTGTTGTTGATATAAAAGATGCTGTAAATAGGTCTGATTTAGGATCAGGTGCTGTAGAGAATACAATTAAAAAGTCTGACATAGGTAAAACTACATCAGCAGGTATTGAAAGTATTAAAAAAGAAGGAACAAAAGCTGCTAACCAAATAAAATCAGAGGGTAATAAATTATTAGCAGGTGATTTTGATCTCAAGAGGGCCGCAAGTGGTACAATCAAAGGGGCCGAAGAGACATTTAAACGGTCAGACATAGGTGTTAAAGCGGCTCAGTTCCAAGATTATGTAATGGAACGCCTTGGTAGAGGAAAGAAAGACGATGACGATGATAGACCTGGAGCTAGTGCTACAATAGGCCAATCAGCTACAATGGGCCAGGGTGCTATGGAGGGTATGAAGGCAGGTGCAAACCTATCCTCTGGTCGAGATCGTGTTAGACAGAACAAACGTAAACTTAGAGCAACTAAGACTGCATAATGGAATACAGCAATGAAACATCCATTGCAAGCATGTATCAGAATTGCTTTGGAGAACGTGAAGCCTACTTAGATAGGGCACGTGAGTCTGCAAGGCTTACGATACCTGGGTTAATTAGAGACCAAGGTGGTACCTACTCCACAGTATATGATACTCCGTTCCAGTCAATAGGAGCACGAGGTGTTAATCATCTTGCTTCTAAGTTATTACTAACATTACTCCCACCTAACTCCCCTTTCTTTAGGCTGACAATAGATGACTTTGATATTGAGTCACTTGTCGGCCCAGAACAAAGGGGACCAGTGGAAGAAGGACTAGCTAAAGTAGAACGTGCCACACTAGCAGAGATAGAGACACAAGCCTATCGTGTACCTGTGTTTGAAGCACTTAAACATTTGATTGTCACAGGTAATTGTCTATTGTACATACCCGATGGTGGTGGTATGCGTGTGTTTCACTTGGATCGTTATGTTATCAAGCGTGATCCTATGGGTAACGTACTGTATATGATCACCAAAGAATCATTGAATGCTAAGACATTAACTGAGGACGCTAGAAAGACTCTTGGTCTACCAGAACCTAGTGAGATAGCACCAGAGACACCACACAAACCATACGACCTTTACACATACATTTGTGACAAAGGTAAATACTGGCACGTACACCAGGAAGTACAAAATGTACCAATACCAGACAGTTATGGTAAATACCCCAAAGATAAGAACCCATTTATACCACTTAGGTTCAGTCGAGTTGACGGAGAATCTTATGGTCGTGGTCTCGTGGAGGAGTACATTGGAGATTTACGCTCCCTTGAAGCTCTTACACAAGCAATTGTAGAAGGCTCTGCGGCTGCCGCTAAAATACTATTCTTAGTGAGACCAAATGGCACTACACGTATTAACACACTTGCTAAGTCTCCAAGTGGAGCAATTGTACAAGGGGATGCAAATGATGTATCTACATTACAACTACAAAAAAGTCAAGACTTTCGTATTGCACTTGACACAATCACACAAATTAGAGATAGGTTATCATTTGCTTTCTTATTAAACTCTTCTGTGCAACGTAATGCTGAAAGAGTGACAGCAGAAGAAGTCAGATTCATGGCACAGGAACTAGAGTCTGCTCTAGGTGGTGTGTATTCAGTCTTGTCACAAGAGTTCCAGTTACCTTTAGTCAACATACTCCTAGACAAAATGACTAAAGCAAAGAAGATGCCTAAGTTTCCAAAGGAAGTGGTCAAGCCACAGGTCATCACAGGTATTGAAGCTCTTGGTCGTGGACAGGATCTTAACAAGTTATCTCAGTTTCTACAATACCTCAGTCCTCTTGGACCAGAGGCAATCATGGGTAACTTGAATCTTGATGATTATATTGATAGACTTGGTGCTTCTCTTGGTATTGATACAAGTGGTCTGATAAAGACAGCAGAACAGAAACAAGCAGAGCAACAAGCTCAGATGGAACAGCAACAGCAGATGATGCAACAGCAACTCATGGGAGATGTTGTTAAAGGTGCAACACCTGCTATGGCAAAAGGTATGTCAGAATCTGCACGAGAAAATCCTGAAATGGCTCAGGAGATGATTAATGCAGTTATGCAACAACAACAATAATGGAAGAATTACAAACTGGTCAAGCTGAAGGTGTACATCAGGCAGGATCACCAGAGCACATCAACGAGATGATAGCAAAGGTTGACAATCCTGTTCAAGTTAGCGATATGGGTGAAGAACTTGTGTTACAACAGTCAGAACAGGGTAGACCTGAGTGGCTACCTGAGAAGTTTGGTACACCCCAGGATTTACTGAACGCTTACAATCAGCTAGAACAGCAGTATACAGAAGTATCTCAACAACAACAAGACTATCAAGATTATCAAATAAGTGAGCAAGAGGTCGCTGATATACAAAATACAAGTGTACCTCAAGTAGCTCAGTTGTTAGACGAGAGAAACTTAGATATAGATGTGTTCCAACAGGAATACAATGAACTAGGAGGTTTATCTGATGATGCTTACCAAGCATTAGAAGAAGCAGGAATCTCCAATGAGATGGTTAATACTTGGTTGGCAGGACAAGAAGCAATTGCTGATCAAAGTATTGCTAAAATATACCAGTCAGTTGGTGGTGAAGAAAACTATAATGCCATGTTAAGGTGGGCTGGAGACAATTTAGAACAGTGGGAATTAGATGCCTTCAACAACTCAGTTGAGAACCTTGATCCTAATGCGATGTTTGCTGTACAAGGTCTTATGGCGAGAATGCAAAATGCCGAAGGTATCCCACCCAGACTCATGACAGGTGAATCAGTCCCATCGACTGCACCAAGATTTGAATCTCTAGCCCAGGTAACAGAGGCTATGAGAGATCCTAAGTATTCTAGTGACCCTGCTTACAGGGCACAAGTAGCACAAATGTTGGGAAACTCAACAGTGCTGTAAACTAATAGCTAAAATAGTAATCATTGCCCCATGCGTGGGATAACTCTGGTGAACTTTCAAGCATCATTAGTTAAGTAGTAAGCCAAAATAAGGAGATTATTATGGCAGTTACAAATTACGCTACCGAATCTGGTAGTGCGATTCATCGTTCTGGTCAAAATAACGCATCAGGTGACGTTAGATCGCTATATCTAAAATTGTATGCTGGTGAGGTTCTTACTGCTTTTCAGTCTAAGAATATTATGATGCCTTTGCATCGTGTTCGGACTATCTCAAAAGGAAAGTCTGCACAATTTCCGATGACAGGAAAGTACCGAGATGCCTCGTACCATACACCCGGAAATGAGATCCTACCTTCTGCCGCAAAGCAGGGTGAGAGGGTTGTAGAGATTGATGATTTACTCATTAATGCTCAGTTTATTCCAAACATTGACGAAGCAATGTCCCATTTTGACATTCGTTCCGTCTACACTCAAGAAGCTGGATTTGCATTAGCAAAAGTAGCTGATGAGAACATTCTGAGGATGGCTATAAAAGCCGCTATCTCAGAGAATGCAACTATTGGTGGATTGAATATCCAAAAATATACTGCATTTGATGACGAAGATTACACAGGAAACGTGACCATTGGTGACGTAACTGGTAATACTGCGACTGCGGCTAATGCCCGTGATCCTAAGTTCATCGCCCAGGCTATCATGGATGCTAGACGTATCTTTGATAATGCTAATGTTCCAGGAGAACCTTTTGTAGTCATGCCTTCTGACATGTACTATGATATGTTCAAGGTACATGGAAGCAACAACCTGAATGACCTTGCTATCTTTAATAGAGACCTTGGAGGATCAGGAAGTGTTGCTAGTGGACAAGTACCTACTATTCTTGGTATGCCTGTCTACGTTACTCAGCACCTTGGGTACTATAGTTCTGGAACCACTTGGGTTTCCAACTTGTACTACCAAGCATCAACTGATGCTACTGCAACAGCAGGTAGACCAACTGCTCATAAGGATGTATCGGCTAACACCGATTCACCAATTCCTTTGGTAAACACTGCTGGGTCTGGTAGATCAACTGGTACTGTATCAGCAACTGCTGGTAACTCAGTTTATGATATTCCTAAAGGAGCATCATCAACCATTGCAGGGCAAACAAGTAAGTTTGCATCCACAATGGCAGCTACCAAACTGAGAGCACTTGTTATGACTCAAGATGCAGTAGCAACTGCAAAGTTAATGGATATGTCTGTTGAATCAGAGTATCAGATTAACCGACAGGGTACCTTAATGGTGTCCAAGTACGCTATGGGTCACAACATCTTGCGACCTGCGTGTGCTGTTGGATTATTTAGTGTTTAATCCAATTATGTAACTCCGCATAGGGAGGACTCTTTAACTAGGGTTCTCCCTTTTTTTTCATCATGGCTAAGAAAAATTACAAGATTGATCCTATGTTAGATATGTTGGAAGGAACGACAAACATACATGAAGGAGCGATCAAACCTCCAGCCGACCAAGTTAATCCGTACATATCCGAACAGTACAGAAAAAGTGGTAAGATACCATTTGATACTTTTAAACAAGGTGTATCAGCTAATGTTCCTTCATACGACCAACTAAGTGAGGACTATTATCTGACACACAGAGCAGACAGATTTAGAGTAAAACCTAAAAGCTGGTTGTGGAAAGTACGAGGTCTTGGTGGACCTGGGTTAGACCTATTGACAAATCCTAATTTGCTAGTAACTGATCAAGAACAGAGAATGCACGTAGAAGAAGTTAATGCAAGAACCAGAGGTTTCCTAACAAGGTGGGAGAGTGTTAATGGGATGCAGTATCCTATAGAGGCATTGGAAGTAATGCAATCTGATGGGTTTAGAGATTGGTGGTTTCATGATCCCGATGGACTTAAAGTACCTAAAGGACCGTCTGTTCTAACAGAAGTAGATGGGTCAGGAATACCTGAGTTATACTTACATGGGACACTAGCCACTATCACTAGAGAAGATGGGTTTATACAACTTCACATGTCAGACAGACCAGACTATGACTCTATGGATATGGCTATGGCAAATAAAGAACAGGAAATAGGACCACACTTTGGAACCCCAGGTCAAGCAATGGATATTATTTTTGGGAAAGGTGATGGTACAATGGCTGACCCAGGTGTTTTACCTACAAGAGAGCAGTTTGAAGAAGCTATAAAAGGACAAACACCTTTTGCTCCTACAGCTAAGTGGTATCCTGGTTTTATTAAAATGAACAATCCTTTAGTTATTAGAGAAGATTTGGGTAGATGGGAGTATGAAAATATACTAGACCACATGAATCGGCCTGAAAGTTTGCCTCCTGGTTCCACAATGGAAGTAATTAGAGATGAAGATGGAGAAGAAATTTACACTCCTATGGGGTCTATTTTAGCAAAAGCTGGTTACACTTTTTCTAAAGGATCAGACTTATCTTCTGAAACAGATTATCATGGAGTAGATCCAGACTTTATGCAAGGTGACCTTGGTTCTGGTACTGCCGTGTCAAAAATTATGGAGTATGCTGTTGCTATTGCTGAAGAAGAAAATGTTGACCTTTCAACTGAGGGACTAGCAGATTTAGATGAAGGTCTAAATATGACCCAAGAAGAACAAGATGAATATTTTGAAAATATAGATTCTTTAAGAAGAGACATAGAATACTACAGACTAAAAGGTATGATGAAATTTCTTCAAGATGATCTTGGCTATGACGGTATTAAATACTGGAATGAGAATGAAGATAAGGGGGCACCTGATTGGTCTATAATAATATTTAACCCTAATCAATTTAAAAGTATTTACAATAAGGGGACTTTTAGATGGTCAGAAAAGGTCACTGATCCAAAAACTGGAAAAGAAAAATTAGTTCCCTATCGTGATTTTATGACAAATACAAAAACAAATAAATACAAAAAGGTAGCATGAGCCTAAGTCCCACAACTAAACTAGAAGCAGTCAATACAATGTTGACTAGCATAGGAGAGCAACCTGTGCAAACAGATGATTTCGCAGGTCTGTCCGATGCAGCTATTGCGGCTCAGATACTTGATAATGTTTCTCGTGCTGTACAATCCAGAGGCTGGATATTTAATACAGACTTAGACGATGAATTAGTAGCAGATAACAGTCTTGGCGACAAAGGTGTTATTAATATACCTAACAATGTATTAAGAGTAGACGTAACATCCAGGGTTAGAGATGGAGCTACTGATATAGTAGAACGTGGTAGGCAATTATATGACAGGCAAACAAACAATAACCTATTTAACGCAGGTACTAAAGTAAAAGTAAATCTAGTCAAACATCTAGTATTTGATGATCTACCAGAACCTGCACGTAGATACATTGCTATAAGATCGGCCCGAATATTTCACGATAGAGTTGTAGGGTCGGGTGAATTACATAGATTCTATCAAGAAGATGAGATGCAAGCGTGGCACACGTTGTTAGAATATGAAGGAGATGTAGCTGACTACAATATATTTGATAACTATGATGTGTATAGAGTTGTAGATAGGTCAGTAAACTCTCAGTTTGGAATGAAAAGAAATCTAGTTGACTCAGTAGAAACAGAATAATGCCTTTAATATCTGGAACTATACCTAGTCTTATAAATGGAGTATCACAGCAACCTGCTACTCTACGTATGCCAACACAAGGTGAAGTACAGGAAAATGGGTTTTCTCATATTACACGTGGACTAGAAAAAAGACCATGTACTGAGCATGTAGCAAATGTAGGTGTTAATTCTACAAACGCTAACGATGTGTATATCCATACGATACGTAGGTCAGAGGACGAGGCTTATGCTTTTATTTGTAAAGGTGGTGAGTTAAGTGCAAATGGTGCTACAATAACTACTCAACCTTCGTTCAAGCTGATAGATTTAACTGGGTTTGCTACAGGTACTGCTGGTAATGAGGTTTTTATCCAACCAGATAATGTAGCATCAGGAACAAATGTAACTCAAAACGGAACAATAGTCGATGATGTAAAAAAGTATTTGTGTATGGATAATGGTGTTACTTTTACACCTAACAAGTTCTCCACAACTACAGTTGCTGACTTTAGTTTTATCCTGAACAAAGACAAGAAGGTAAAGAAAGCCACAGACACTCATGCTAATCAACCTTACGAGTCAATGGCTTTTGTCAAAATAGGTGACTATGATGCTAATTACAAAGTAGTTGTCACACAGTACGATGTAGATGCTGATGGTGAAATAGATCATCTTAAACCAATATGGCAATACGAAGTAAACTACAAAACACCTAACAATAACACTGAAAGTAGAACAGATAATACAAGTCAGAACACATTAAGCATAAATAACCAAGCAGGTGTTGTTGTTAGTACGATTGCTAAAACATTGTATGAAGGAGACATACAAACACAAAAAGTACATATTGTTAAACAAGGTGGACCAACTGAACCTAACAAATTAATAATTAGCACTCAATCAACTGATAATACTTCTACTGGATCAGGAACAACTGCCCATTCAGCATACACTGGTAAATTTGGAGTACGAGATCATGGTTCTGTAACTACTAGGAAAAGAACGTATAACTCAGGTACGAGTCAATGGTCTACATGGTCAGATTTAACAGGAGCTAATGATAAAGGTCTTAAAAATATAGAAAATGCTAGACCCACTTCAGGAAATGGGAGTGCAACAGATTGGACAATATCTGATCCTGACAACGGAAGTGTACTGTCATTACAAGCTGACTACCACGCAACAAACTCTTACCCATTTACTATAGAGTGTACTGATGGTAAAGGTGATGCAAACATAGTAGCAATCAATGGGTCTGATGAAGTACCTAGCTTTGGTAAACTTCCAGGAACAGGTATTCCTGAAAACTTTGTAGCTAAAGTATCTGGAGATCGTGGGTCTGGACAAGATGACTACTATGTAATATGGAATGGCAGTGTTTGGAAAGAGACCTTTAGACCTAAGTATTCTCAGATACCTGCTAAAAGAGCACGTAGCAAAGTAGACAACAAAACAATGCCTATACAATTGTATAAGGCTTTTGATGCTAGTAACGATATTTACTTTGTTATGAAACTCATTGACTACCCAGGTAGAACGGTAGGAGATGATTTAACAAACCCATTCCCATCATTTGCAGATTATGAAGAAGGTACTAATGGAGTAGACGATGCTCTTTACACTATTAACGATATATTCTTTCATAGGAACAGGCTTGGGTTTATTTCTGACGAGAATGTTATACTTTCTGAAGCCGCTAATTACTTTAATTTCTTTGCTAATACTGTACTGTCTGTTCTTGACACCAGTGTTATTGATGTGGCTGTATCTAACAACCAAGTAGCTATATTGAAATCAGCTATACCATTTCAAGAGAGTTTACTATTGTTCTCTGACTTACAGCAGTTTAAACTTACGTCAGATGATTTCCTAACTCCTACTTCTGTAGCTGTTGACGTTGCTACAAACTTTGAAACATCGACAGAAGCAAAACCTGTGCCAGCAGGTAAGACTATATTCTTTCCATTTCAACGTGGAGCTTTCTCAGGTATACGTGAGTACATGATTGATGTAGCCTCAGAGACAAACGATGCTAACGAAGTAACATCCCATGTACCTGAGTTTATCACAGGAACAGTAAAGAAAATGGCTGTATCTTCTAACGAAGAGTTGCTATGTGTATTGTCTGACACAGATAGAAGAGATTTATTTATCTACAAATACTACTACAACGACCAAGAAAAACTACAGTCATCATGGTCCAAGTGGAAGTTTGATGGTCAAATTGTAGACATGGAGTTTATTGGGTCTACAGCATACATACTATTTAGAAGAGGTGTTGCTGGAGCTAGTGCACCTATATACCTTGAAAGACTTAACCTGTCTACAGATAATGCTACAAGTATTATGGATGACCGTATTGGTGTAAGGTTAGACAGAAGAGTTAAATTAGAGTATGGTGGGTCAGGTGCAGTACCTAAAGTTGATGACTATTATCAAGATGAAAACTTTGATGTTGTAGGTACAAATGTTTTAACAAATGGAGCAGACCAGAAAGGCGACAGACTCAGCATAGATGGCGTTACAACTCCACCAAGATTAGGACAAACTTTTACAATTGATGGTAGAGCCAATATCACGTACACCGTTACAAATGTAGGACCATTATCAGGAAATGCTCTTGATATAGAATTTACACCTACTATACCTGCTGTAGAAAACCTTGATAACAACCAAGCAGGTCCAGTGGGAGATAATGTTGCTCTAACCTTTGAACAAAGAAAACTTGAGTATGTAACAGAAACAGGAGAAGTTGTAAATGAAGCTGACGTAGCTACAATACTAACTGAAGGTACAACTTTCTCACAAGGTAAAGGAAACACTTCACCAGTTATATTTGCAGGTATACCCTATGATTTTAAGTATACCTTTTCAGAACAGTTTGTTAAAAGTGGAGATGACTCTATAAACTCAGGAAGACTACAAATGAGAAACTTTGAAATATCCTATGACAAAACAGGATTCTTTGAAGTAGAGGTTGCTCCAAAACCTTTTGATGACAGACAACGAAAAATATTTACTAGACAATTTACAGCGAAACAGGTAGGATCATTGGTACTAGGTAAGCAACCATTGTTGACAGGTGTATTTAGAGTACCTGTGTATGTCAGCAGTAAGGATGTAAGGATCACTGTATCATCAGATTCATGGTTGCCTTTATCTCTGCAATCAGCAGACTATGAAGCCTACCAAGTATTACGAAACCAACGTATATGAATTATTATATTAGATCGTCAAAGCGTAATGATTGTTATGAATTATCTAAAACTTTAAGACAGCAAGATGCACAAGAGGTATTTGCATCTGGTGGTCGTAACCCTGCTCAAGCGTTAATTAGGGCATACTTGACATCTCACCTACATTGTTATACAATAATACTAGACAATGAGGTTGTGGGTATGTTTGGTATATCAAAGATACGTGATGGTGTGGGGTCACCTTGGTTACTTGGGTCTGACAAATTGACAGACTACAAGTTTGAGTTCCATAAACATGCTAAAGAGCATATAGATACATTTATGGACGAGTATAACGTATTATTTAACTATGTAGACAAACGTAATACTCAGGCTATCAAGTGGATAAAAAGCCTTGGGTTCACTTTTACTAAGCTAGTGGACAACTTTGGCTACGAACAAAAACCATTTTACGAATTTGTAAAGGCAAATAATGTGTGATCCTGTTGTAATGGCTGGTGTTATGATAGTGCAAGCCAATCAAGCTCAAGAAGCTCAGATGGCGGCTGCTAGAGCAACTAATAAGGCATTTGAGGACAACCAGAAACTCCAGAATGATGCGTACACAAAAGATATGGAGGCATTCTGGAATGAAGAAGTCGCTATACAGAGACAAATGTATCAAAATGCTGAAGATGCGGCTGATGCTAAGATCGATATGTTGATAGAGGATCAGGCTAGACGAGCACAATTGACTACAGCTAACCTGGAGTCTGGTGCACTTGGTGCTTCTTCTAACAGGACACTAGCAGTGCTACGTAGACAAATGGCAGACAGGGCATTTGACCTAGACCAGTCATACCAACGTGGTGTAGAGGCACTACAAGCAGAAGGAAAGGCACTAAAGCTAGACAAAGTACAACGTAGGTACAGTGCTATGGGTGCTATCAACTCAATGCAACGTGATCCTGGGTTATCTAGTGCAGACAGAGCAATGGGATTATTTGCCGCTGGTGCTTCTGGGTATGCTATGGGTAAAGATTTGCAATCAGCAGGTGCCAAAGATATAACTTCTGTTCCTCAACGGTCTTATAAAGGAAGAAGAGGAATACGAGGTGGAAGATCCTTTTCTGGAGCTAAATTACAATGAGCACACGAGCAGAAATACTAGCTTCTAACAGAGGAAGAGAACCCAAGTCACCTGCAATATACAGAAGGGGCAGAGTAAACAACTCAGCGGCTTACTATCGAGCCGCAAAGCCTCAGATGGATAAAGCAGGTAGGCAAGCAAAAGCACTTGCTGATTTTATTGGTGCTGTAGCTAAACCTATTGGACAAGCAGTCAAAGCAGAACAAGATGAGTTTATAGAAGCGGAACGTAACGCAGGTATTGCATCATTTACACGGGCTACACCAGAGCAACGTGCAAAGATGCGTAGGGCTATTAAGAATGGTATTATATCAGAGTCAGAGTCACCATACTTTAGAGAAGGCGTAAGTATTGCATATACTAAGAATTTACTTAGTAGATACAACCAAGACCTGTTTCAAAGGTACGAAGCATGGAGAGAGAAAAACGATCCTAATAGTGGTACATTTGATGCCTTCTTGGATAATTTTGATGCAGAGTATGCTCCACATTTTGAAACAATACATGAAGAGATACTTGTAGAACACTTTGTCCCAGGTCAAATGGGCATACGTAGGCAGTTACAACAACGTCATACAGAGCACCTAAATAAAAACTACAGAGAATCTGCTGAAGCCCAACTACAAAATACTATGTTTGATGCTGTTAATGACAGAGCAAATGAATCTACTGTCGAAGCAGTAACAAATGGTGTTTCTTATGGAAATGCTATAACAACAGGTCAAAAAAATGATGGTGTTGAACTTGATGAACTCATAGTTATGAGACAAGCTGTAGAGGACGGTTTAACAGCGGAAGAGTTTGATAAAAAAGAACAAAAGAAAAAACCTGTTCGTGTTACCTCTGAAGGAGGAGATTATAGTTCTGGTTCTGGTGAATTTAGCACAAAAGCTAGATACAAAATAATAGGATCAGAAGTAGATCGATCTTTACTTAAAAAAGGGGAAAAAATAGTTTATAAGGAAGAAGATTATTCTTCTTTAGGCGAAGGAATGGTTAGCCTTCCTTTTATTTTAACGAAAGACGGAAAAGTTATATCCAGAGGAGAGTTAAATAAACGTAAAAAAGGTAGTAGTCCTAATCAATACACAGTTATTCCAGGAGATAATCTGACAAAAATAGCTAGAAAATTATCTAAACGATTAAAAAATAAAGTAACCGTACAAGACTTACTAGATAAAAATGAAGGTCTAACAAGAGACTCTATTATCACTCCTAAAATAAAGATTAGATACTGATGAAAGAACTAACAGAAAAAGAACAAGGACAAAAAGAGTTACAAGAAAGATACCTATCTTTACAGGGTAAACATGATAGTAACAACCCTTCATTTAAATTAAGTCGTCAGATCAACACTATCTTGGCAGATGCTCGTGAACAAGGGTTTCACGATATGGGCAAACTTAACAAGATGATGGCTGAAACGATAGCCAATCGTGCTCTTATTACCAAAGACAAAGAGTTTCTTGACTTTATATATGAGATAAAAACTCATGGAGGGGCTAACTACGGTAAAACAACTGCTGGTCAAAATTTGATAAATGGTGTTGGTTCACAGATAGATACTGACCTAGAGCAAGATGAGGATCGTGCTTGGACAGAAAGTCAGAGAGCAAAGGCTAGACAGCTAGAAGCGTTTAACATAGAGATAGGACAATTAAGAAAAGACCGAGGTAGTGAGAATTACAATGAGAACCTGGGAAGCATTATTCAGAGAATGAATGACGCAGGATTCATAAATCAAACAGAAGCTATACTAACTTTTGAAGATCAGGTTAAAAAGAGGGAAAGGATAGATGAAACCATAACTTTAGGTGACCCTAGAGCAAAGAAGTATCTTACATTATTCCAGGAAGATGGTAAACAGGCTATGCTAAGAGCACTAATAGAAGATGGTATCTCTATGGATAGTCAGGTTATTAGTGTTATAACAAGTTCTGATGAAGAAATAGATGACCTTACTACTAATAAGTATTACACTTCTTCTCTAGGTATGTTTGAGGAACGTCTTAGAAACTTTGCTAACAAAAAGCTACAAGGTCTATTAGCCGAAATGCAGTCAGTGATGACTCCAGAACAAATTAAAAAACCTGAAGCATTCTTTGTTAAACTTCAGGAAATAATGTTAAATGTGCAAGAGAGACTAAAAGACCAGTATTATGGTATAGCATTGATGGAAGATGGGAGAAGGAGTTTTGACAACTTTAACACACAACAAAAAGAAGCCTTCTTCAATATGCTACGTCCTGACTACAATAGTAAAGAGGAGGACAGTCTTGGATTTATTTTAAGGCAGGGTGGTGAGGATCTGGAAGAGATAATGAGAACACACCTACATACAACTCCTTTAGCTGGTGACCTGAGTATTGAGCAACAGGAAACACTAAAAGAAACTCAAGCTGTGTACAAGATATTACATGGCACAGATGCTCCCACAGGTGCTGATAATTTACCTATTCCAGAAATACTGTTAATGCAGTATGATAAGCTAGTTAAAGAACTAGAGGCTACTGGTTCTATTGCAGATTATGTAGCAGGTGCTCTTAACTTTGAAAACCCTTTGATTGACTATGTAGAAAAACAAGTAACAGGTCTAAGTTTTAACACATATAAAACTTTAGATGACGATGAAAAAGACATGGTAGATTTAGTTTTAGAAAAATTAGAAGACAGGATTATAAAACTACAACCAGGAAAAACTAGATGAATTTATGGCAAATAGAAGACTTATATAAAGATGCGGATGCACGAGACAAAAAAGCCACGATAGCAGAAGGTCTAAGTAGGTCGCAACTAAGGTTTAGAGAAAAACTAAGAGCCAGAGGATTAGAAGTTCCTACATCGATACCAGAGGTAGAACAAGAATTTAACATTGATGATGTCAAACCCACAGAAACAGAAACCACAGTACGAGAGGCTGTAAAAGGGGCCGCACAGGGTTACCTATTCGACACAACAGAAAACATCTTAACCTCAGTAGAAGACTACAGACCTGATGTTATACCAGATGACATGCTTGTGTTCAACATTCCTGGACTAAAGAACTATGACGAAAAGAAACCTTTTATTGACATTATAAGCAGAGAAGAGTTTAACAAAATGAAGGAGAAAAAGCAGATTAGCTATCTCCCTCAGATGATGAACGAAGGTTCTGCTACATTTGAATTCACTAGAACTATGGGTAAGGTTATCCAGAGTTTGCAGATGGGAGGTGTAGTTACAAAACCTTTTACTTCTGTAATGCCACAGGCTTTAGGTGTACAAAAAGGCTTAGAGATAATAGCCCCAGGTGCTGTAGCTTCTCAACTAGCTTTTATGCCCTACGAGGAAAGATTCTCTAACATGATGACAGAGGTAGTGCAAGATACACCTTTTGATCTTACTCAGCCTTTCTTTGAGTGGTTACAAGCTGACGACAATAACAACATAGCTGAAGAACGGTTTAAGATGGCACTAGAGTCTATTGTACTCGATGCCGCTTTTGGTACTGTGTTTAAGTTGTACAAAGCAAGGCGTGATATTATGAAGGGCATTCTTAACAAGAAAGCACCAGAAGAACTCGCAGAAATAGAGACTCAAGCAGTTGCTAGAATTAACGACACTAAACACACAAAGAAAGAGTTACCTTCGTCAGAGAAAGGACTGAAGCCTTCTGCACAAGTTCTTAACGCTAAACCAGATAATCAAGATGTATTTACAAGTGCAGAAGCGGCAGAAGGACTTATTGACACATTAGTGAATGGTAATTTAAAAGAAGTAGAACCTGGGAGTGCATACAAAGTATTTAATACAAAGTTCCTAGAGGATACAGAGGCTTCTGATGTTGTGGGTTTAATTTCTAAAATGCTCAAGCCTGAGATGACCCAGAGGTACAAAGATATACCAAAGGGACCAAAGACTTTAAAAGAGCTAGAAGAAAAAGGAATAAAACTACAGGATACACTGCAAGGTCAAAGCATCGTTAATAATCTTGATGACATAGCTAGTCAGATGGGAATGGATCGAGACTTGCTTCTTGAAAACATGACCAAGAACTTTGATGAAAGCATTGCAGACTTAGATATTAAAGTATTGGCATACAGAGGGGCCATAGGGCAGTATGGAACTGAACTTGCACAAATTGCAAAAGCTATTGTAAATAACCCTGATGGTATGGCAAACAAGCTATTACGAGCTAGGTTTATTAAAACATTTGAAAGAGCAAAAGATGCTGAAGTTTTATTTGGTGAGACAAAAAGGATTATAGCTCGATCTACAACTGTACAAAGAATACCTTTTAAAACTAAACCTGCTACAGCAGAAGAGATGCAAGCCTTAGATGATGTACTCAAGGCTTACAAGCTAGACACAGATGGAATGCAGATTCTTGCAAAATCTATAGAAACTGCAAAGGGGCCACTTCAGTCATTACGTATTGCTGAGTTAGGATCTGAGACTCTTGCAAAACGTGGTGGACGAGCAATGATTGAGTTTTACAGAGGATTACTACTTGCCAGTGCAAAGACTCATGTAACAAACATTGTCTCTGGGACTATTGAAACTCTTGTTACACCTGCTACTAGATATGCTGGTAGTATATGGACAGGAGATAAAGAAGTACAAAAAGAAGTAGGAAGACATATTGCAGGTCTTGGATATGGATTTCTTGAGTCTGGTAGGATGATGTTAAAATCTATGCTCAAAGAGCAAAACATATTAGATCCTATGGGTACAAAGTTAGATGGACTCATATCCCCACATGGTAATGCTATTGCTATGAAAAAGCTAAATCCAAACAAAGGGGAGTGGCATCCAGTAAACTGGGTTAGCCAAGCAGTCAACTACACTGGTAAACTAGCACGTGGTTCTATGAGGATACTAGGTGGAGAAGACGAGTTCTTTAAACAATGGAACTACAGAGCACAAGCGTATGCAAAGATAACAAAAGATTTACCTGAGTTTTCATCACGCAAACAACGTAAAGCATTCATCGACAAAGAGATGGACAAGTATTTCGATGAGCTTGGAAGAGGTACAAATGATAGCATGATGGAGTACGCTAAGAAAGTAACTTTTACAGAAGAGTTAAGACCTGGGTCATGGGCCGCAGGTTTGCATAAGTTAGCTGTAAAGAATCCACCAGTTCAGCTATTCTTTCCTTTTGTGCGAACTCCTGCTAATATCTTTACAAGAGCTTTCCAAAGAACTCCTATATTTAACAGGTTATCGAAAACTCATAGAGAAATGATGGAGTCTTCTGATCCTGCAATCAGAGCACAAGCGGCTGGTAATACTGCACTAGGAGTTGTTCTATATGGTGGAGCTTTGTCATTTGTAATGAGTGGAAGAGTTACTGGTCCAGGACCGTTGGACCCTGATAGAAACAAGGTGTGGAGGCAAGCAGGAAATCAACCATACTCTATTAGAACCAATGATGACAATTGGGTATCTTACAATCGTTTAGATCCTACTTTCTTACCACTTGTTATACTAACGTCAGCAGTAGAAAATGCAGACACTTATGCACAAGTAGAAGATAGTTTTGCAAAAACTGCTAGTCTTGCAGTTATGGGATTTATTAGGGCAGTATCAGATCGTACCTATTTACAAGGTCTGCAAACAATGCTAGAGACTGTTACAATGTATACTTCTGGTAATGCAGATCGAATGTGGGAACCTGTGCAAAACCTAGCTTCTAACTTAATCCCAGGTGCAGTTAGTCAATTCGATGGTGATGATGCTTTTCATGAGGCACTCAGCTTTCAAGAAAGGCTAATGAGAAGGGCACCAGGAGTTACAGGATATAGTGCTCCTAAACATAGCTGGCTCACAGGAGAAGCAATTGTAACACCATTAGGATACAACACTGGTATTCCAGTAGAGCAGGGTTCTCCTAACCCTTATCTGATGGAAATCGTCAGGATGGGGAGGTCTATAAGTCCTCCAAATACCTATATAGGCAACGTACCTTTGACTGGCCCACAGTATGCTGAGTTAAACAAACTAATAGGTAATACTGAAATAGGTGGAAGAACTTTGCTTGAAACACTAGGTCAACTCATGGAATCACCACAGTATGACTTTGATCCTAGACGAAAGTACAATCCTGACTATGACGATTTTAGAGTTAAGGCAGTTAAAGATGTCATTAGAGGATACAAAAGTGCTGCTCAGAAACTCTTGTTAGCTCAAGACCAATCATTGCTTCAACAAGTAATGGAAGACAGGATGAATGCAATATCAGTAGGCACAGGAGGTCAACAGTTATTTGAGTTGAACCAAAGGTAATACGACATTTACGGATTGAACTTAATTAAATATGTCTTCATTAACGAGTTTTACACTAACAGTATCTGGGTATAGTTCAGGTACTATAGACTTATCTTACGATGGTCTTGATTTTACACCTTCAGCCACAGATTCTTACAAGTCTACAAGTGGTGACGTATTTAAGGTGTTTATTAATGGTGTAAGAATTTATAGACAAGATGACTCAATTTATGCTAGTGGTAATGGTTTCCTAGAATCTACTGATAATACAACTGGTAACACATTAAATGGTATTACGGATACTGGTACTACAAATTGGGGAAGAACCAGTAACACAGTTTGGGTTATCAACACAACAGCAAACAAAGTTGTTTTGAATCCTACCCAAATAGCTCTTACAACTTTATATGGATCAACATCACCAGGATTAGGCATTACTGTCTCTAACGGAGATATTATTGAGCTACGTAGGTCAGTACAAGACCTAAAGACACCAGCAGTAGACTTTAGTAACGCATCAATCCTTACAGAACAAGACTTAGATAACTCTGCCAAGAACGTATTCCACGTAGCACAGCAAGCGGTAAGTGATGTAGGAGATGCCTTAAAGTATAACACAGGTACTTCATCATACCAAAGTTATGTTCCAGGTACATCTAGTAATGCTAAAATATCTAATGTTGCTGACCCTACAGCCGCAAATGATGCCGCAAATAAGACCTATGTAGACGGAAGTAGTAACACAGTTACAGTAGCTACTAATATTACAAATGTTAATCATGTTGCTGGACAGATTAGTCCTACTAATAATATATCAACAGTTGCAGGATCAGTAACAGCAGGACACATAGCTACAGTTGCAGGAGATCAAGTTGACATTGGTAAAGTAGCAGGTAAAGAAACTGAAATTGGTAAATTAGGAGCAAGTGATTTCGCTGATGCACCTAATGGTTATTTAGTTAAATTAGGAGCAGATGCCTTTAGTAATGCTTCTAATGGTTATATTAAGAAAGTTGCTGACATTGATAGTAATGTAACTACTGTAGCTGGTATCCAAACAGATGTCACTACAGTTGCAGGAAAATCTACTGAAATTGATACTATTGTAAATAAATATGATGGTACTACAGCATCTAGTGGTACTAATAAAAATCTAGTGCAAATAGATACTGTAGCTGATGCAGTGGCTAACATAAATACTTTAGCTACAAATATATCTGATATAAATCGAGTTGAAGATAGTATTACTAATGTAGATGCTGTTGCAGGTTCTATCGCAGGATCACTAACATACGCAGTTACTGTTGCTGCATATAATAACGCAGATTATTTTTATTTAGATGGGATAAAAAATCCTACAATTACTTTAACAAGAGGGTTTACCTATACGTTTGATCAGTCAGCAGGAACTAACTCAGGTCACCTTTTACTATTTAAAGATAGTGCAGGTAACGCATATACAAATGGGGTTACCTCATCTGGCACTCTTGGACAAGCAGGAGCAAAGACTGTATTTGTAGTACCTGCAAATGCTCCAGATAGTCTTAGGTACTATTGTTCAGCACACGGAAACAATATGGGTAATACAATAACTGTAGTAAATAATGACTTAGGAGAAGTAGCTTCTATTGGAGCATCTACCATTAACTTAGTAGCAACAAATGCAGAATCAAACGCAATCGTTATGGGAATAGCTTTAGGATAACACATGGCAAACACATTTAATAATCAAGTTACATCAGCTATCAATACAACTAGCACTGAGATATACACAGGTACTAACTTAGATGCTTCTGGTGACGTAGGTATTGTTATTGGTCTTATAGTATCAAATGACCATGCTACTGATGATA